CGTGTACAATTTTAGAATACTAGGAGAACTTATGCCCAAGCCATTTGATGTAAGCAAGTTTCGCAAAGAGATAACCAAGAGCATTGACGGACTGTCTATTGGTTTTAACGATCCCACAGACTGGATCTCAACAGGTAACTATGCCTTGAACTATTTGATATCAGGAGATTTCAACAAGGGTGTGCCCTTGGGCAAGGTCACTGTGTTTGCTGGTGAATCCGGCGCAGGCAAGAGTTACATTTGTTCAGGTAATATCATCAAGAACGCACAGGAACAAGGTATCTATGTGGTTCTTATTGACAGTGAAAACGCTCTTGACGAAGCATGGTTACATGCACTGGGAGTGAGCACAGATGAAAGCAAGTTACTCAAACTCAGCATGGCCATGATTGACGATGTGGCTAAAACAATTAGTACTTTCATGGGAGAGTATAAAACTCTGCCTGACGGAGAACGACCCAAGGTTCTTTTTGTTATTGACTCACTGGGCATGCTGTTAACACCAACCGATATCAATCAATTTGACTCGGGTGATCTCAAGGGCGATCTAGGAAGAAAGCCAAAAGCTCTTACTGCATTGGTGCGAAACTGTGTGAACATGTTTGGTAGCTACAACGTAGGTCTAGTATGTACTAACCATACCTACGCCAGCCAAGATATGTTTGATCCAGATGATAAGATCAGCGGCGGACAGGGCTTTATCTACGCATCAAGTATTGTGGTTGCCATGAAGAAACTCAAGCTAAAAGAGGACGAAGATGGCAACAAGATTTCAGATGTCATGGGTATTCGTTCAGCATGCAAGGTCATGAAAACTCGTTATGCTAAACCATTTGAAGGCGTGCAGGTCAAGATTCCATACGAAACAGGTATGAATCCCTACAGTGGTCTAGTGGATCTTGCTGAAAAGCGCGGACTGCTTAAGAAAGATGGTAACCGCTTGGCCTTTACTACCACTGATGGTGAGATTATCAAGCAGTTTCGCAAGGCATGGGAATCAAACGAAGATGGTTGCCTTGATCGAATAATGGCAGACTTTAAAAATCAACCCGAAGAACTAAGTACCACTGAAGCAACAGTGGAGGAGTAACATGCATTCAACAGTGGTAAGTGAACTATGGTATGAAATCAAAAGACACATACCACCAAGTGATCGCGCAGAAGCAGCGGAACTTGTGGTAGCTGTGTTGATCAACAACGATGAAGACGTTGACGATATCAAAGATGCTTTTAAAAGTGATAGAGACATCAAGCAGGCCTTGATGGAATATCTTGACACTGAAAAAGGCTACGATGATGACGAAGAAGAAGACTACGACGAAGAAGACAACGACGAATGGTAATCTGTGTGGTATAATCGCATAATTTCTGATCTCAGTGCTATTCCAGACTTCATTGAATACTATGAATCTGAACTAGCTGATGCCAAACAAGACTGCCGTTTGTCTGGCATAGTTGAGAAGAATATCACGGCTCTACCAGGTATAACCGAACATAGGTTTAATCAACTGCAAGAGATAGAAGCAGTGCTGAACTATCTCAACATACAGTTACGCAAGATCCGCAGACGCCATTTTCAAAAGTATCTTGAAGCTTATGCTCGGCAACTTACCAGCCGAGACGCTGAAAAATACGTAGATGGTGAGGATGAGGTCATCGATTTTGAGACTATTATCAACGAAGTGGCTCTCTTGCGTAACAAATGGCTTGGTATCATGAAAGGACTAGACAGCAAGCAGTGGATGGCTGGTCACATTGTGAGACTAAGAACTGCGGGCATGGAAGATGTTCGGGTGTAAATACCCACATGAAAATTGTACTCGTAACCGGTGGCTTTGACCCAGTTCATTCTGGGCACATATCATATCTCAATCATGCTCAACACCTGGGCGATCATTTGATTGTAGGTCTAAACTCTGATGCGTGGCTCACACGCAAAAAAGGTCGTCCATTTATGACCTGGCAAGAACGCATGACCATACTGGATAATCTGCACATGACAGATGAGGTGATAGCATTTGATGATCACGACAATTCCAGTATTGATGCTATACGTCAAGTCAAGCAACGTTACCCTAATGATCATTTGATATTTGCCAATGGCGGAGATCGTACGTCAGACAACATACCAGAAATGGTGTTCGATGATGTAGAGTTTGTGTTTGGTGTTGGCGGAGAAGACAAAAAGAACTCCAGTAGTTGGATACTAGAAGACTGGAAAAAGCCTCGTACCACCAGAAACTGGGGCTATTATCGTGTGTTACACGAAGTTGGATCAAGAACCAAATTAAAAGAACTCACTGTGAATCCACAATCCTGTTTGAGCATGCAAAAGCACGAGAACCGTTCAGAGTTTTGGTTTGTGGCCTCGGGTGAAGCTTCGGTGTATACCTTGGACAACAGCAGCGATCAAGACCTAATAGGCACCTTTAGTGAACATCAGTATGCGTGGATTTCTCGTAATCAATGGCACATGCTGTGCAATCACACCGATGAACCTTTAAAGTTAATAGAAATTCAGTTTGGTGACGACTGTGTTGAACAAGATATACAAAGACAACCACTAGAATAAAATGCACCAGTCCAGCGTCGCTGATCAAAAGCCAATTGACATGCTTTTGATCAGTGTGCCCTATTCAGAAATGAGCTATCCTCCTTGTGGGCCAGCTGTGCTCAAAGGTATAGCTCAGTCTCATGGTTACAGTATTGTAACCAGAGATCTGGCTGTGGATTTTGATCAGTTTATGAATCAATTTCCGGAAATTGACCGTGTGGAGGTCATGAGTACCTGGGTAACTGCGTTTGATAACAATCATCAGCATTTTGAAGTTATTGAAAAATTTTATCAGTACTGTATTGAACAGATACACACCGTGCAGTGCAGGTACCTTGGTATCAGTGTGTTCAGTGGGCATCAGCACAGATTTACTTTTGATCTATGTGAAAGACTAAACAAACATGATCATGACTTTCAAGTGGTACTAGGTGGCAAAGGCTGTAGTGTGCATCACAATGTCGCTATCAAGAATTTAATCAAACCAACTGAAAAGTATCTAGAATTCTATCAAATCATGAAACGACGTAGATTGGTGCATCAAGTGGTTATTGGTGATGCAGAAGATGCTATTATTGATTTGCTTAGTGGAAGATTAGATGTAGAAGACACGTCACGCAAGCAACCTTCGTTACCTGATCTGTCTTATCCGTTTAGCAATTTTGATGACTATGATTTTGACTTTTATGGAAACGCAGAAATTGGTTTTAGACAGTTACCTGTGGTCAGCAGCAAAGGCTGCGTGCGTAGTTGTGATTTTTGTGATGTAGGAGCGCATTTTGTAAAGTTTCAAAGCAAAAACGGTGTGCGTCTTGCCGAAGAGATGATATATCTACGTGATAGGTACAATGTTTTTAGTTTTGCTTTGCAAGATAGTATTGCCAATGGCAACATGAAAAGTCTTAGAGAGATGTGCAATCATCTCGCTGAATACAATGCCAAGAAATCCCATGATCAACGCATACGCTGGGCAGGAAACTGGATAGCCAGACCACCAGGCACAATCAAGCCTGCTTTTTTTGATTTACTAGCAGCCAGTGGTTGCGAATCTCTTGTGATTGGCGCTGAGTCAGGTAGCAATCGTGTGCTTGAGTTCATGCAAAAAAAGACCACCGTGGAAGGTCTGTTCTACGAGCTCGAACAAATGGATCGTTGTGGTATACAAGTACAGGTCAACACTATTGTGGGACACTGGAGTGAACTATATGAAGATTTTGTTGACAGTGTTGATATGATTCTTAAATTAGCAAGATATCATGCCAAAGGCACAGTCACAGGGCTGATTAGTAACTCTGGTTTCATGGTATTAGAAAACACACCCGCAAGTCGCTATCAGTACAGTGGCATACACAAGGAAACAGGTGATTGGGTGATGTTATGGTACAGCGACAAAAATCCATCATTCACTGCTCGGGCAAGATTTTCTAGATTATACGCAACTTGGAAGATCTATAAGATGCTGCATATATCAGCATTCAATGCCAATGAAACCTTGACTCCTGTGATTGAAGGTATGATTGATCTACGTGATCAGTGGGCAGACTTTTACCAACCTTTGTTGCCCTCTGATTACAAGGTTTGTGATAAGTCAGTGGCCTTGCTGGATCAAGTTGATGATTTTTTGCATAGTAGACTACAGCAGCTTTTCCCCAGCACTGAAATCACATTCACAGTTGAAGCTAACTCTTGTAATGGAGATCCAAGATTCTTTGTGAGGTATAATGACAAAGTTATCTATGAAAGTCTTCTTTCTCATGGCAAACACACTGTGACCTTGCAGCTGGATTATGATTATGGTCGTGCGGATCACTTTATAGAATTTGGCATGAACAACAAGCAACCAGGCCAGGACACAGAAGTTGACCAAGATGGAAACATTATCGCAGACAAACGCATATTGGTAGAATCTTTGATTATTGACGGCATAGACATCTGCAA